TTGTAACGTGAATTAACACTGGTTTGGAAGAGTCACGGGTGCCCCCAACGCTCGCGCGTTAGACCCTACTCCACTCGCCTCTCTGGACGAAAGCAGTACCGTTAACCCAGGCCGGGAAATCCACACCCGTTCCAACGGGTGGGCAGGGATGGGGTGATTAAACCCACCGAATCTATGTTTTCAGCATTGTGCTACATGTTAGCGGAACTGAGGCTTCTGGCCCCACCTAATGCGACGCTATGCGACCTCAAGGTGGCTCAAACACAGGAATTTCGTGCGCAGCCTATACTAACAGCGGTAGTCTACCGCACAACCGTGCGGACGGGGTGCCATGCCCATTAACAACAAAAACAATATGCGAAACCATTCAAACTAATTACACCTAAGTCACCCTAACAGTCCACAAAATCGACTCAGAAATGGCGTTCGTGTACGACAACTCATAGCTACGTAATGCCCCATCGTAGGCCCCTACTGAGCCACCAGTGGGCCAAGCAAGGTACTGCCCTCTCTCAGACTTCAAAGCCAATTTGTCACCCACCACCTCAAAGTGGATAGGTCGTGGGACAGCGTCCCAAGATGGGCCACCAAATGGCAGGTAAAGATAGCCATTGCCGTTGACGCTCTCCTGGTACATTGCACGGGAGTTTGTCTCGGTATCTGGTTCACTAAACCTCCATCCGGTAAAATAACCGGACCCACCCCCTCGGCTGAACTCATTCAAGAGCTGATGGTACAACCTAACGATATTCGTGCCCATCTCCGCTACCAAGTCCACCAGACCTGAAGGTGGCAGCGATTGCGGGAATGTGTACATGTCCATGTCGTTAGGAGCGTCGCGTCCAGTAAGACGCTTGTAAGGAGGCTGTGTTGGCACAGAAGCCGACACATCCTCGTCGCCGATCTCCTCCCGTATATAAACGGAAGTATCAGCACCAACGGGTTGGTCCGTGGTGCCGGTTTCGACGTCGTTGTTGTACCACAATGCGATCCAAGCCCCAGGGAACAGGGCACCGGACCAGACACAAACAACCCTACCAACGCTGTCGTAGTTTGGCTGATAATCGATGACCGAGCTATCCGTTAAGTGAAGGTTGCCACTCTTCTTCCAGTAGAATCCCTTGAACCCACGGCAGCGAATGATTATGTTGACGTAAACATGGACAATGGCCTCGGAATTGATATTCGCGAGGACCCAGCCGTTCTCGGTGAGACCGGCCGCACTGTACACATACTCGAAATTGTTGGTGACTAGACAAGAATAATCTAGCCCCAACATGTCATTATGCTGCCAATGGGAAGGGAACATGGACTTCTTCGAAACTCGATACACCGGTTCGTACACTGGATCCGGATCGCTGGGATCAGGATCAGGCACGGGACCGGGATCAGCTGGAGAAGGTTCCACTGGTACGGTTGTACTCGGTGCATCAGAGACCTAGCCCTCCTTCTGCAAGAGAGGGTCGATCGGGTTGGTCAACTTGGGCGTGTAACTAATCCACAAGTAACCCAACTTCGTCTTTGGATCCACCCCTGCATCCATGTCGGGAACGATCGAAATCCTACCCAGGGCTCTGTCGTTTTGATCGGTTGAGCCCATTAATCGAAAGTTTGAGAGGGAGCAATACTGCATTGCTTTTCGATCGGGGACGCTGAGACTCATCTTGTCCCATACCATCCCCATCACCGCCCCCTGGACCATTGACATCTGGTCGACGGTCGTCGGGGTAAGGTCCTCGAAATCCCTCTGAAAACACATCTGCACCGCCCCGTTTGTCGCTGAGGACATCCGGGGTACGTACTTTACGTGCACGTTTGTCATATTCCAATTCTGGTAGGACGGAGCCACCCCCTGCAACCACGGCATGTTGCCGCAATGCAGGGTGAGCACTTTTGGAACGTTCGTGACCGTGTACAGAAGCACATCCTGCCTTGACCCAGAATTCTGGGTGGTGTTTCTGACAGAGATGGAAGTTTGAGCACGGACGGCCACATGCTGGGGTTGGGTCTTGGCTTTGGTCTTCTTTTGAGTTATCGCCTTCGCGGCGTTCTTTTGTTGATTCTTGCGCGCCATTCTCAATTATGACGGTGGAACTGCTGATGGTGATAATGATCGACAGCTTGAATGATGTGGTGTGTATTGGATCCTGCCACCACAACAGGACTGTACATCGGGGAGAACATTACAAGAACGCATAGCCGTGCAGTCTCTTGGCATTCCGGGCGGACCCTTAGCACTGAAGTTTTGCGTCCACCCTAAGGTTTCACAGTTTTGGCTATTCTACACTCCCCAACCCAATTGCTGATTTGATGTCTAGTGGCCTTCTAGATGTAAGTTGTTAATCCAGACAGTCTGGAAACCGCCCAAATGGGCTCACGATAAAAGAAGGTGTTCGTGGGTGGGCAAAAACTCCCACTCCTTACGAACTTTCTGGTAGAACGGGGTGGTAGCATCGTACTCAGCTTCGATGCATCGCTGCTCGTCTGGGGTGATGTCAAAAGCGCGCCAAAACGAATACCGAGCGGACTCAGAAACTTTCAGCTCGCGCCTGTGCATACCCTTGGACTGCCAGAACAATCCACCGTGCAGCGTAGGGTCGGTCAGGTTCAGAGGTTTGGTGTCGCGACCTGCTCGAGTAAAGGATCGGTAAAAAGAGTCGAGCACAGGAATACCACCAGCTAAGGAGGTACCTGACAACCCGACGCACTTAATCCAAGCCTCATACTCTTTCTGGTTGTTCCATGGCTTTAAGCTAATGCAATCCTTGGCGATACAACTGCGTGGATCCCGAACCATAGTCCAGGATGCACCGTCATATACGGGTTGCGATTGACAAAAGACCACTTTCTCCAACTCATACACAGGCTCCTCAACCACCATGTTAAAACCCATCTCCTTAAACCAATGATCCAGCCCATCCGAGAATCGTTCAAGGTGGCGCTTGTCGCAGATGATGACGCAGTCATCACCATTGTTGGCCAACTCGAATGGAACACGACGCTCAGTACAGTAGGCAATCAACAAAGAGCAAGCAATCAAGCAATTGCCAAGCCCAGTGTTCATATCACCAGAGCACCGTGTCCCCTCAATCTCGTAACGGAGCCAGCCGTCAGAACACCTTCCAAAGGCCTTGTTGTAGACCTGCCACCCCAAAAGGTTGCGAAGCCACTTGCGGTCCTTTGGACTTCTGAGCAGACCCAAGTAAAACTTGTGCTCCCACTCAAGTGCCTGACGGGAAACATGCT